ATGCTTTATTTCCAGTAATCATTACATATTTCGCAGCAGAAAACCCGCCAGACTCATTATCTTGTTGAAATTGGGATCTTGTTTTCATAGTAGTAGCGTCCACAGGTTCAGTCGGAGGACTTTTAAATAGAGGTTTTATGTAATTTGTTGAACTGAATCGAGTTAGACCCATTTCTTCTAATGCTAATGCTAATGGTATGATTGAACCCTCAATATATTGAGAATAAACAAGCACAATTCCTTTTTCTTTTTTAATACAATCACAAATTTTTGCTATTTTATTACTGTATTTACCTATTTTATCGGGATGGAAAATACGTCCATGATTTGGATCCGCCAATATTTCAGGTCTATATTCATAATCATAGACATTTGGGTAAGGAGATTTCTGTACAGTATATTTCATAGTGTTTGATAACCCTTTTTTACCAATAAATTGGTTTACGATTTCATCATTTTTTTGATCTTCGAACTCATCGGATTCTATAGAAACCGTGCCACCATCAAGATCCCTATTTGGAAATACAATATCTAATGCTTCTAGAGGTTTTAATAAATAGGTATAGCCAAAAGATTCCATATTCTCAAAACTAGGCATTTCTCTTTCTTCACCGAATTTTGTAACTAGATTATTTGATTTATTACGCATATGACGTATTATAAAGTCATAACCCTTTGCTTGATATTCACCTATCTCTGTTAAAAAAACGGGAATATTTTCTAAGGTACCTTCAATCTCACGACCATTCATTTGCATGGTAGGGTAATTATCAGTTTTAAGTAATGTTGATAAAGCATTTTCAGGAGAAAAAATATCAGGATAAATTCGATATGGGAAAGTATACGGATTTTCACCACGAACATAAGAAACATACCCTGTTAATTTACGCGTCAAAAGTTCTCGACCACTTTCAAGATTTTTCTCATTTTTTTCCTTAAAATTACCTTCTTTATCAAAAATATCACTTTCTCGGATTGTGCTATGCTTATCTACCATATTTATTAAATTTGTTAACCATACGATTTCTTTATGGCTGTTGTACATAGGTGTAGCAGATAATAATAAAAGACGCATACTATTTGTATATCTAGCGATATTCATCAATAATGTAGCTGTTTTACCCTCTTCCTTATTTTGTTCAGATATATGGATATTGTGAACTTCATCAATTATTATGAGTCGATTATCAAAGTGTTTCTGTATTTTCTTTATTTTTAATTCTTTTAGCTCTGAGCTGGAAAATCGAGAACTAGTAGGTAATTGAATGGCTCGTTGAATGTAATTTCTTAATTCTACATAACCCATAAAACGATAATATTTATTAATAATTCCATTAATTTCACTAATCACTCTATCTTTTGGAACACCTATTAAATTCGTAGGATTAATTTCTTGCAATAAAGATTCGCCGATGCATGTATTTAATTTCCATAATCCAGCTTCTAGTTTTAATTTACGTTCATCAAATAACTGTAAACGATAGTTCTCTTGAACATTTGGAGATGCTATAATTAATATAGGTTGTGTAATACCGACTTGTCGCATATATGCTCTCATTTCCTCAGCAATTCCAATAGAACTACAAGTTTTGCCTGTACCTAATCCGTGGTATAATAATAAAGAGTTATAAGGTGTTTGTAGAGATAAAAAGTTTTTAACAAAAAGTTGGTGAGGTGTTAGTTCAAAATCCGAGTTACACAGCTTTTTTGCATGTTCTTCGATATCATAAATGGTTCCGTCATATTTTGTTTCATTAAATTCTTTATGTTTTGCAATTTTAATATTAAATTTTGGATCGTTTATTTCAGGATATAAAAAATCATAATCAATATTTTCTTTTAAATTTGCATGTTCTTGAATTTCCTTATTTGTTAAATATTTATTATATTCCACGGATTCAATATTTTCAGGCGCTGGCTGTTTTTCTTGTTTTATTTCTATTTCGTTTGTTTCAATAGAATCTATATCTGGGATTGTCGCATTATCCTTTAACTCTTCCGATGTATCTAGAGATTCTTCTTCGAATACTTTTCTAGGTTCTTCGGAAGTAAGATCAAGTTGCTCTGGTATATTTTTTGATGGTTTTTCCTGTTCCTGTTCCTGTTCTTGTTGCTGTTCCTTTTCCTTTTCTTGTTCCTGTTCTTTTTCTTCTTGATTTATAATCGGTTCAGGATTCGCATCTTGATCAGGGATTCCAATTTGTTGTAAATGTTTTTCTAAACAAAGAATAACTGCAATAAAATCAGGTTGAAATGCTAATCCATATTTTCGAGTACTATTTAATGTTTCGATAGGAATATGAATTAATTCGGCTAATATTTTTTTTAAACTATTTTTCCCTTCCTTATTACTAGCAACGGGTAATTTTATTAATTCATCATAACGTTCCTGTTCTTCTTCTGAATGCTGATAATTTTTATTACATTTACTTTTTGATAAGATATCTAAAATGTATTTTTCACTATTATCTGGCTTTAAAATTAGTTTATTTGTTTTAGTAAGAATATCGGGTTGTTCTTCACGAGGTTTTAATAATTCCTTTAATACTTGATTTTCTTTACTTATACCAGTAAGTGGATGAAATTCAAATACGCTATTTATAATAGTAGAAGCTATAGGATTAACAACTTTTTTGGGCCTACCTCTACCTCGTTTTATAGTAGTATTAGATGGTGAAACTTTTATTGATTTTTTCTCCTTTTTTGTTTCTGCTTTTGGCATTTAGAATTGTACTTAAATTATACGTATATTTATTTTATACGTATAATAATTTATTCAGAATAATCGTACAGTAAAGGAAAGGGTCTAAATAAAGCCCTTTTGTAAAAGGAAGGGTCAGATGTAAGCAAAGCTTTTAGGTTTGCATCACTGGTAAGATAATAACCGAAAGGATTTTATAGTTTCATTAATATTCATTAATACTCTCTTTTTTTCTAAATTATAATTACGTATGCTTTGCATACAATCTTCAAAACTCTTCCATTCCATTTTACTAACCTCTGTTGGTTCAAAATTATTTATTTGTAAACTATGTTCCAACTTCATAAAAGTTAAGTAATATTTATGCTTATAAGATTTATAGTTTGAACCGGTAAATATTTCTTCATAGGGTAATATATTTTTAATGTTCTTTAACTGTTTTGTATTATAACCAGTTTCTTCTTGAAATTCGCGTAATGCGCATTCATAATCACTTTCTTGATAATTACGTCGACCTTTGGGAAACCCCCATTCTGGTTCGATCCATGTATCATAATTATTACTATCTTCAATTAACATATTTAATGTAAAAAATTCATTTTTGAACATAACACCATTATACAAAGTATTAAATTTATCTCGGGAAATATTTTCCTCAGATTTGTATTGATTTGATATATATTCATCCCCCCAAATACGTTTCCATAATAAATTAAAATCACCTCTACCTAATAATTCCTTCTCTTCGATAGTCATTTGTTTTAGCATATTCAAAATATAATCTTTATTATAAACTGAATATTTGCCTCTCATAAAATCAATATAACCTAATGTATCTTTCCTTCGTATCATTAAATATTGAATATTATTTTCATAAATACGGAATACGATTATACCGAAACTTGTAATAGGTAATTTACATTGATGAAATAAATGTCCAGGTTTTCCACAATTGTTACAATAATTATTATTCATAAACGCTGAATTAATATGTGTAATAATCTTTATATATTTATATTTTGAATATATTAGAATGCGATTTGACGCAACAATTTGGGGGGCGCATTATTGGTTCTTCTTACATACAGTAGCTGAATCTTATCCTATGCATCCAAATGAGGTTACAAAACGTAAATATTACGATTTAATAACCAATATGCCGTTATTTATACCAGTAGAAGAAATGGGAAATAAGTTCGGTGAGTTATTAGATCGATATCCAGTAAAACCATATTTAGATAATCGAGATTCATTCGTGAGATGGACACATTTTATTCATAATAAGTACAATGTGATGCTAGGCAAAAAGGAGTTATCTTTACCTATGTCTTTAGAAAAGTATCGTGCAGAATATAAACCCAAGGCAGTTATATTATCCGAAAAAATAAACATGCGAAAACATATTATTCATGCTATATTGATTTTGGTGTTACTGTTTTTTATCTATTATTTTTGGAGGTGAAAAGTTAATTTTCTCTGAATATAGTAAATAATAAACAAATATGCGTGTAGAAATTCTTATATTTATAATAGCAGGATTAATCATCGCAAACATATACACAGAAGGTAAAGTATTAAAAAAACTATTATCCTTTAAGAAGTATTATCAGATGATTGGAGTTGCATTTGGTGCATTTATGTTATACATTCTATTAAAACGAAATCCGATGCGAGCACAACAAGTGATTTCCACTACAAACGATTATATAAAATACTTACCTATAGATCGAAATACGAGTAATATGATATCACCTATTTTAGATTTCACATCCAAACAAGATTTTAGTGGTGGCTCTGAAAGAGGCCAGAACGCATATAATTATCCGGTGATACCTATGCCAAATAGTAATCACACAGTATCCGAAAACAGAATGCTTCAATCAGGAAAGAAAGCGACCAAACGTTCTGTGAGCGAAACAAAGAAGAAATATGTAGCATCAAGCCAAGACTGGAAATGCGGGGATTGCGGATGTAAATTACCTGCTTGGTTTGAAGTAGATCATAAAATACGTTTAGAACATGGAGGAAGTAACCATATTGATAATTTAGTAGCACTTTGTAGAGATTGCCATGGCAAGAAAACTGCGATTGAGAATTTGTAATATATTTGAAGCTAATTTCAAATATATTATTTTTTAGATCGTCTTCGTGTTTTGTTTTTTTTACTTCTTCTTTTTTTAGATCTAGTTTTCTTCTTCGTTTTTTTACCTGCTGATGAACAACGAGTTAACTTTTGGAATTTTTTAGTAGCATCTTCTTTACAACCACTATTTTTATCTGGATGAAAAATTAGAATCTGTTTTTTATAATCAATTGGTTTTAGACAGTGAGTAGGAGGGTCTATATTATTTGATGGACAATCTATTTTATTTGTATTCGTATTTTTTGATGGAGTAGAAAAATTTGTTGCTGGTTCTTTATTTAATTTTTCTCTAGCCTGTTCTTCTATTTCTTTTGATCTTTGTTCAGCTGCTCTCCTAGACCTTAAATCTGCTTCTTCCTGTTTTTTTGATTTTACGTTTTCGGAATAATTATTTGGTTCATGTTTCGATGAATTTGAAAAATTTGTTGCTGGTTCTTTATTTAATTTTTCTCTAGCCTGTTCTTTTATTTCTTTTTCTCTTTGTTCAGCTGCTCTTCTAGACCTTAAATCTGCTTCTTCCTGTTTTTTTGATCTTACATTATCAGAATAATTACCAGGTTCATTTTTCGATGGTTTGTAAAATTTATTAAACAGATTTATTAGAAATGGATAACTTTCTTTATCTTTATAATAGCTGGTGGAAAGTTCTTGAAATAAAACATATAAAAGTTCTTTAGTATGCTGAATATTAAACTCAGTAAAAGGTTCTATATTGCTATAATAATAAACGTTATTAATTACTATTTTTTTAATCCTATCCAAATTAGCAATCGGAATAACAAGACCGGTGTTATGATGTTCATTAAGATATCTAATAAACTTCCTATTAAAATGTTGTATAAGACTTGCAAGTTTTATTTTCCCAGGATTGTTACTACCTGCCTCCTTAATAAATGTTTCAATAGCATCATTTTTTATTTCTGTCATTTATAATTTATGTATATATATTTTTTAGTATTTCAAAATACTTGATTATTTACTTTAAAAACAATAAATTCTTGATTCACAATATTGCTGTATTGTGGTAAGATATCATCCATATGGTAAAAGAAGATATATGCTAGGTTGTACATAGTATAAATGTTGCCTATGTAAATATTATCGCAACCAAAATATTCGATCTCGTTTCTAAAAAAATAATTCTTTTTGAATTCCCTTCCAATATTTTGCTTTACAAAATTACAAATAAGCGGTATATCAAAGTTATTACTATTGTTAAGAACGTCAAACCGAAAGTTAACTACCATTTCACTTCTATCTCTAAATTTATTGTAAATATGATAAAGTATTTTATATTTACCATACCAGTAATTTTTCCATCCAATAACTGGCATATGTCCGTTAGCTACATTCCCTTCTAGATTACCAACGTGTTCAATAGTTGAATCATCATCGATAAGGATATCTTCAATTATGTGTTTTACTTCTTCAAAATAATCTAGTATTTTTTCTTTGGTAACAACTTCATTATTTACTTCAACACCCCTCCAACTTATGTTTTTTGAATAAATACTCCATGTATGAATAAATATCCTTATATTTGTAGGATGGATATTATAAATGGATCTTACTAAATTCAATAATTCTAAATCCTGAAATGAATCACGAATGTGACCTCGAATTACTAAAATCATATGTTTATTTAAAAATAAGAAAAAAATATTAGGTTATAACCTAATATTTTAGGAATAAAAATCAGAACACCGAATAGGTTAGAGATGAATTATAATATAATATTTGTATATATAACTTAATAAATTTATAATGGAAGCTTTTGATGTAAGTTTGATACCTAAATATAGTTTAGTATTTATTGTAATCGCTGCTATAATATCTATTTTATATTACTCATCGACAGATCCAACATCATTAACAACAAATACCTATATTTATCTTTTAATAACATGTATACCATTATTAGCCATGATGTATTATGCAGTACCAATTTTTAGTTCAAACGAAAATGGAGGGTCCTTAATGATAATGGGCAGAATATTTTTATTCGTATTAATCTTTTTATCTACTATTTATTTTTACTCACAATTAAATGCAAATTATTTTGAACTTTTTGGATACTTATCTGGATTTTTAGTGGCGTTAGTAGTTTTGATAGGGTTGGCTATGATTTTTTATATGCTAGGTAATTATTTTAAATCATTTACAGGTTGGAGTGGATTTGTAGTTTATTTTATTTTCTATATTCCATGTTTATTAATTGATTTTTTTAGATATATAATGAAAGAGTTTCAACTTACAGCAAAAATCATTTATATATTATTTGTAGTTGAAATTTTATTAATACTATTGTATATTTTTATTCCAAAATTGATAGATAATATAGATAAGAAAAATGGGATTGTTTTATTGGAAAACGGTGCGTTTTTGGATATATATAAAGTAATCGGTACAAATAATATATTAAGAGTACCAGATTCTGGGTTGGAAAATAAAAATGTGAAAAATGTGTATAATAAGAATTATGCATTTTCGATGTGGATATTTTTAAATGTGCGTTCAAATAATTTTATTGAGTATGCAAAGGAGACACCCATTTTCGATTGCGGAAATGGTAAACCTAAAATAGTTTATATCAATAATGCAAATGATAATAAACCAGATAAATACATAATTTATTTTACGGATAATACGAAAGGACCTGCAACTTATGAAATAACGTTACCAAATCAAAAATGGAATAATTTTGTTTTTAATTATACTTTTGAAAAAGTCGACTTATTTATAAATGGTGAATTAGTTAGGACATTTGCTTTCGATAATAATGAACCAACTTATAAAATTAGTGATAATATAAGCGTAGGCACCAATAATGGAATTGATGGAGCAATTTGTAATGTAAGATATTACCCTCATAATTTAACAACAACACAAATTACAAGAACTTATAATTTATTAATGTATAAAAATCCGCCTGTATTTATTTTGTGAGTATTAGATATACAAATGAACTCACTTGTTATAATTTTAGGAATTTTATTGATTTTTTTTATTTATTTATTATTTTTATACATAACTAGTAATTCTACTACATTAGTTCCTATGGCTGATTTCACACAATCTATTCCCACAATAGCTGGTGATAATTTACCAGGTGCGACAAGTGTTAGTTATGCGTACGGAGTATGGTTATATGTTCAAAATTGGGATCCAAATACAGAAAAAACAATTATGTATCGTAAAGGTAATTTTAGATTATATTTAGATAGAAGTACGCCAACATTAAAGTGCGATATTACATTATCTGATGGTAGTACTAAAACTGTACAACTTGCAACCGGTTTCCAACTACAAAAATGGGTATGCATTATATTAAGTATGGATAATCAATATCTAGACTGTTATTTAGATGGTAAATTAGTAACATCCTATCAAATTGTAAATCAAAATACAACAGGTGGATCAACAACAGTTGTTATGCCTATGCAACCTCCAGATTCAACAGCCTCACCTTTGTATTTAGGAAATTCAGGAACAGTTACATCTTTTAAATCAGGAAGTAATGGTTCTGCCGGATCTGGTTGGAGTGCATCTGCGTTATTAATTCATAAATGGCAATCCGCAGTTGATCCACAAACCGCTTGGAATTGGTACATGCAAGGAAATGGTAAGAGTAAATATAGCCTATTTTCTCAATACGGAGTAAATTACACAGTATTAAAAGATAATGTAGCAGTTATTAATAATAAACCTTTGTTTTAGATATTGAATTAAAATTAATTGACTGTAATAATTTTAAATGATTATATTATATAACATATAATCAATTATGAATTTCCAACCAAACGTACAAGAGAATTTAAAAATGCCAGAATCAGTTCAACAAGTAACGGAAAATATTGGAACCGGTATTAATAATTTAAAGACTAGTGTGTCAGAGAATTTTAATGATTTTTCAAATCAAGCTAGTGCTGGTGTGGGAGCATCTGGTCAATATTTACAATCTAACACAATAGTTGCAAAATTTGCGTTTCTTATTCTAGTAATTGTAGGATTTTTATTTTTGTTAAATTTAGGGATTAACTTATTATTATATTTTTTAACTCCATCAAGTAGTCCATATATAGTAAAAGGACTTATGTCAGGTCAAATTGCAAAAACGTTTTCTCAGGATCCAACTAAAGGAGAGGTTAAAACAATTGTTAAAATATCAAATAATCAAAGAACAGGAATTGAATTTAGCTGGTCAGTTTGGATTTATATTACTGATTTAGGAACGAGTAACAAGGCACAATTTGTATTTAATAAGGGAGATACAAAATTTGATACGAATAATAATATTACTACAATTAATAACGGCCCTGGGTTGTATATACAACCATCAAAAAATGGTGCAAATTTAACAGTAATTATGAATACCTCTGCAGCAAATGATAATGATAGTAAGATTGATATTAAAGGTATTCCTATTCGTAAATGGATTAACGTTATAATTCGTTTAGAAAACACAAGTTTAGATGTCTACGTTAATGGTGTTATTTCAGGACGAAAACAATTACCATTAGCTCCAAAACAAAATTACAACGATATTAATGTATGTCAAGGTGGTGGGTTTAATGGTAATCTATCTGATTTAAGATATTTCGATCATGCTTTGAATATTCTTGAAATTAATAATATATTTTACTGGGGACCAAATTTAACATCGGCGGATCAAATAACAGGAGCTGGGTCGACAGGTAATTATTTATCATCATTATGGTATGCGGATAAAATGTAATGTAATTATAAAATAGACATATTATAATATTCAGTTAGTTTATAATATGTCAGGGGCAACAACCATTATTTCAATAACCGATTTATGCAATCAACGGAAAAAACAGATGATGTTTCCAAATACTCTATTTAGATTTACACCTAAATCGCCCTATGGTGGAAATTTTTCAAAATTTCAATTAGATATGAAAAGAAAAACAGAAATATTGAAATATAGTAATAATGCGAGTAGTACAAAAACAAATAATTTAACAAAGGCTCAAAAATATGCAAGTATTGCAAAGGGTTATGCTCAACGTCAATCTTATGCTGATCAAACAATAACTATAAAAGATTCAACCGGTAATTATAGTTCTATTACCGTTAGCTATCCAGATAAGCTTATAGTAAATAAAGCTTTATCAACAGATACTCATCCAGTACAAATAGTTGGTCAAACTGGATATTATACCATTTCAGTTTTACAAGATGGCTATCTAGTAAATTGTAATAATGTTCCGCCAACACCTACTTCTTCTTGTGGAATCCCAGGTCCAATCTTGAATTTGATTAATGATCCAAACGTACCTGTATATAATTTATTAAATAATTCTATAAACAACGCGTCATATAGTGAAAGTCAAGTGGAAGATACTTTGCCTTGGAAAGTACTTCCTAATTATAATACATTACTATCTGGCAGTTCTACTAATATTGGATCTCTTTTAATAACATCCTTTATAAACATGCCAACAAAAGATTTCAAATTAAATATACCGATCGGAGTTTACAAAACAAGTTTATCACAGAATGAAGTAGCAAGTATAAATATTACAAATATAACGCTCGATGTTTATTATAACCATAATTTAATTACAAACAATAATTATACTGTATCTTTATTAAAAAATAAATTAAATAGTACAATCAGCGTAAATTATAATGGATTAAATACAAAAACAAATGGTTACAATTATTTTGGAATAGTAGATACGATTATCATATCGGGGTTACATCTTCTTACACAGCCAGGTTATGTTTATGATTTTTATTTAACAGTAACGACAGCTCCAGAAACTACAAATACAAACCTTTTTGCAAATTATAATAATTCTATGGTAGTTTCTAATTCAACTATTTCTACTTAAATTATACATTATAAAAATCATATTCCATTTCATCAATTACATTTATAAGTGTGTATCCCATAAACTCATATTTATGAATGTAATCCATAGCTTCATTTATTTCCGACTGAAAGTTTTTTATATCCGAAGAATGATAAATAAACCGGTCAAATATAAATTCAGGTTTGTATAATAATACACATGGCTTTACTTTTATCTTCTCTTCATCCAATTTGTAATAATATCTGTTTAGTGTTCCTATATTTTTAATTATTTGCCTATATATTTTATTGTTTTCTTGTTTCATACTAAAAAGTCCAGGTTTAGAATTAGTGGCGTTTTCAATAGAATTTTCAACATTTTTTTTTAACCATTCTAAATCGTCGAAAAAATTTCTAGTAAAAAGTTTGTAGCCATGTTGTAGTAGATTATTATATTTTTGCATTTTTTCTTCGAAATCATTAATTGATAAATTTTCTTTATTACAAATTCCTTGAAAAATAGAAAGTTTTTCCTCATAATTTTCAATAGATATAGATAATTCGTTTTCTAGTAATTTTAATAAACTTTCATCCAATATTTCATCAGAATAGATTCCTCCGCGTACATTATCAATTCCAAAATAATTCATATATCTTTTCGTCCATGTATGAATATCAAGCGCATCAAGAAAAGGAAGTGTTTCATAAATTTTAATAGGTTTATTTTTTTTTACAAAATCAAATAGTGTTTCACATTCAAGTAGAACATTATTTGGTAATCGTGAAACGTGTAAGAACCATTTATCATTTTCTAAAAGTATAACAAAAATTTTTAATGATGACATTAAATATATAAAATATTGTTTTCAGTTTATATATTTTATTTATTAAATTAACTTCCTCTTATTTCTTTGGTAAATTATTCATATTGTTTGTAAGTGTAGGATTTAAACATGACTTTTGATCTGGAAACACTTGTCCAGATAAACATTTATCATGTTCACTAATTTCTATACAACCTCTTCTTCCTTGGTATTCACCTACAAGACACCAATTAGTTTTTACTTTGACAATAGGATTTTGAATAGGATTTTCTGTAGTATCTGGTTTTGGTTCTTCTTTTTTGATAGTAGAAACGTTTATGGATGTATCTAATCTTGATCCATTGTTTTCACCTGCTTTTTTAAATAAATCTCCTATATCATGAAGTGTGCCTCCAGCAACATCTATCCCTTTCTTTGTTGTATCCGTAATAATATCAGTAGACTCGTTAATTAAAATTCCTGACCCTCTAAAAATAGCAGATGTCAAAGGATAAATTATAGCATACACTAATTTTAAAATATTATCTACCATGGTTAATAGGTTTATTCCTAAAATTGATAAAACCAACAAGACGAGTAATACAATAATTAATGAATTTTTATTACTAAATAATCCTGTATTTGAAGATATTGATGGTTTTGAAATATTATCCATAGTTGACTATATAATATAGTATATTATTTTTATCGTTTGTAAATTGTAGTAGAAATATTAGATATTATAAATAAAAAATTATTTAGAGGTTTCGTTTGTTTATCCTTTATAATTTATAAAACTATAGTAAAAATGAGTTTTTTTAATTTTATAGAGACGTTCTTTTTCTTGACTTTAGGGATTACGTTTGTTTTAATATTGTTACTTGTCTATCATTTTAAACAACGTTTGTCTGCTCTTGAAAATAAATCAGATACTGTATTTGAAATTGTTAGCAATATAGTTCAAGAACTAACAGCAATTCGTCAAATGCAAACAAATAGTATGACATTTCGACCAGCATTTAATATTCCGAATATGATGGATTTAAGTCAATCTATAAAGCCATCTATGACTGCAAATGAAGTTGTTGAAAGAATAAAGGTTTCTGATGAAGAGTTTGAAGAAAATGATGATGAAAGTGAAGACTCTTCTGAATACGGTGATGAGGATGAGGATGAGGATGAGGATGAGGATGATGATGATGAGGATGAAGATAATATGCCACCTTTAATAAATGGGACATTTGATATCGATGAACCTATTCATCAAGCTACTGTTAAAATTATAAATGTTCCTATAAATGAAACTATTGAAGACGATATATTAGAATTGGCAGAATTGGAACAGGATAATACGAATTCAGAAGAAAATGATAATAAAATAGAATCTGTCGAATTGGAAGAACAAGAACAGCAAATTCATGTAGAAAAATTAGAGGAAACTGAAACTTTAGAGAATGTTCATGAGTCCGATGATTCTAGAACAGATTCAAAAGAAGTATATAATAAGATGAGTGTATCTGAATTAAAGGCGTTAGTAATAACAAAAGGATTATCAAGTGATCCAAGTAAGAAAAAGAAGACTGAATTAATAAAGTTGTTAGAGTCTTCTGAAAATTAAATATAAAAATAATATATAACCCATAGTATATATTATTTATGTTTTCCTGTAATCAATTTGAAAAAATAGATAACGCATATCCTGTAATTAAAGAAACTATACCTAGATCATCTTTAGGATATGCAACAAATAATAAATACCCTGAATTCCCTCCTTTAATGAGCGATGGTAGGTCTATTACATCAACATGGCAACCCGAAGCTTTAATAAACGATGATCTTATTCAAAGTAATAATATTCGTTCGAATTGGCAATATCGTAAATATTTGACAAATAACGCAAAGGATATTATGGAATATAATTTTCGTGAATCATCGAATGATGTCGGATACTATAAACGCCCAATTGACTTACCAAATATGCAATCGAATATAGTAACCAATATGAACGGAGTTCCTTATAATTTTACTTCTATTCTTGATAATTCCAAACCATTCGGTTACCAAACAAGTGATTTAAAGGAGATGTATTTATCAAGAGAACAATTAGATTCTCGAAAAATTTCTCCTGTTATTACTCAAGACCAATTAATTAAAAATGTGAATTACAAATAAATAAGATTAAATATGACATATCATATATATCATATTTATAATAATGAGACTTATTAGTTTTGACGTAGGAATAAAGAACATGGCATATTGTATTTTTGATATTTCATCAAATTACATGAGTATTTGTGGTTGGAACGTCCTCAATTTATTAGAAGAAGAGCCTATTACTGAAGTATGTAATCAAATTATAACCGCGAAAACAAAAAAAATATTACCAAAACCATGTACAAAAATGGCAAAATACAAAAAAAACGGTCTTTGTTATTGTGAGAAACATGCGAAGAATTCTCCGTTCCTAATTCCAAATAAGAAAAACACTATGACATCTCTTAAAAAAATGAAAATGGATGAATTAATTAAAATTGAACGAACTATTTTTTTTATGGAAGTAGAAAACCAGCCAAAGTTAAAGAAAGATGTAATAGAAAAAATAGGAGATTTTTATGAGAAAAATAGCTTTGAGCCTATTATTAAAAAGAAATCAAAAAATGCATCCGAAACCGATTTGATAACTATAGGAAAAAGTATGAAGGAACTATTAAATTCTACTGCAGGAATAGATGAAATAACTCATGTTGTAATAGAAAATCAAATATCACCTATAGCAAATCGTATGAAAACAATTCAGGGCATGTTAGCACAATATTTTATTATGAAGAATTCCGATATTCATATTGATTTTGTTTCTTCCGCAAATAAATTATCACAGTTTGGTGAAAAGAAACCAAAACAAAAAACAGTAGAAAAACCTTTAGAAAACACTATCGTAAACGCTGATTATAAACAACACAAGAAAGATGGTGTATATTATTGTTCTCGAATACTTGAAATAAATCCTTGTTTAACAAGTTGGTTGGAATCTTTAAAGATAAAAAAGGCTGATGATTTAGCAGATTCTTTTTTACAAGGGATGTGGTATTTAAAGAATAAAAATATAATAACTTATGCGGATGATTTAAAAATAATATTTGTATAATTATCATAATACATGGAAGTTATTGATCTAGGATTAAGT